CCTTTAAATGCCGTCTGGCGAAGAGTGGTGATCAGTTCCTGTGGGTCGACAGAATCCATGCCGACACGTTCAGCCAGCTTCCCTGCCAGCGTTGCGAGTGCTGTACTCATCCGTTTTATACCTCTGAATCAATATCAACCTGATGGTGAGCAATGGTTTCAACCATGTACCGGATGTGTTCTGCCATGCGCTCCTGAAACTCAACATCGTCATCAAACGCACGGGTAATGGCTTTTTTGCTGGCCCCGTGGCGTTGCAAATGACCGATGCATAGCGATTCAAACAGGTGCTGGGGCAGGCCTTTTTCCATGTCGTCTGCCAGTTCTGCCTCTTTCTCTTCACGGGCTATCTGCTGGTAGTGACGCGCCCAGCTCTGAGCCTCAAGACGATCCTGAATGTAATAAGCGTTCATGGCCGAACTCCTGAAAATGGCTGTGAAAATATCGCCCGCGAAATGCCGGGCTGATTAGGAAAACAGGAAAGGGGGTTAGTGAATGCTTTTGCTTGATCTCAGTTTCAGTATTAATATCCATTTTTTATAAGCGTCGACGGCCTCACGAAACATCTTTTCATCGCCAATAAAAGTGGCGATAGTGAATTTAGTCTGGATAGCCATAATTGTTTGATCCATTTTTTGGGACTCCTGGCTGATTAAGTATGTCGATAAGGCGTTTCCATCCGTCACGTAATTTACGGGTGATTCGTTCAAGTAAAGATTCGGAAGGGCAGCCAGCAACAGGCCACCCTGCAATGGCATATTGCATGGTGTGCTCCTTATTTATACATAACGAAAAACGCCTCGAGTGAAGCGTAATTGGTATGCGGTAACGCCGCGCTCAGGCGGCCTTGATAGTCATATCATCTGAATCAAATATTTCTGATGTATCGATATCGGTAATTCTTATTCCTTCACTACCATCCATTGGAGGCCATCCTTCCTGACCATTTCCATCATTCCAGTCGAACTCACACACAACACCATATGCATTTAAGTCGCTTGAAATTGCTATAAGCAGAGCATGTTGCGCCAGCATGATTAATACAGCATTTAATACAGAGCCGTGTTTATTGAGTCGGTATTCAGAGTCTGACCAGAAATTATTAATCTGGTGAAGTTTTTCCTCTGTCATTACGTCATGGTCGATTTCAATTTCTATTGATGCTTTCCAGTCGTAATCAATGATGTATTTTTTGATGTTTGACATCTGTTCATATCCTCACAGATAAAAAATCGCCCTCATCTTGGAGGGCAAAGAAGATTTCCAATAATCAGAACAAGTCGGCTCCTGTTTAGTTACGAGCGACATTGCTCCGTGTATTCACTCGTTGGAATGAATACACAGCGCTGTGTTTATTCTGTTGTTTGCGTGAAAATGAAATCCGCCTGAGCGGGTTATGACCACTTTTTGTTTGGGTTTCGTTGGTGAGCGTGGTTTATAGGATTATTTGATATACCCCATAACTCTGACTCGCTTATCTCTACACGAGAGAAAGACCTGCTTTCTTTCAGTTCTTTTATAAACCTAGAACCTAAGATGACATCTATTGTACCAGAAAGTTCTTGTAAAAGATCTTTGTTTTTTCTGAGGAAGAAAATATCTTCTTTATATTTAATTTTTACATAGAATTTATTCTGTATTTTTAATATATCAAAGCATGGCAGATATCTATATCCCTCATATTTTCGCCACTGCTTAACAATTATAACATCTTTTTCATTTACTGCATTAATCAGCCCAAGACCAAGTACAGGTATGAATATTCTATTGTCTGCCGAAAGCGTACAATTATCACCACCAGGCAAATATGTATAAATCATGTCGGAATTTTTATACGCATCAACGAATGCACGTAAGAAGCGTACATATTTTTGCCATCCGTTTATACCGAATTTACCATATAAGTATTCTTTATTTGTTAGAAGAAAACTATTTGTATCAGGATCCTTATCTACAGACCTGTCGATAAGATCTCCAACTACGTTTACAAAGTCAAAGACAGAGTTTAATAAGAACAATTGTCTTTCAGTAGGGCGAATTTCAATTATGTAGCCAGGATGAAGACGATATTGCATCTGCTTACGAAGTATACCGAACGCTTGGGTCCGAGCATCTGAAAGCAACTTCTTGTCGCCATCGCCGTGAGCATTGTTTCTAATAAAACTGATATAATTTGCTAATTTTTCAGCCTCTTTTTTGTGTTTTTTTCGCTCTGATGCTGAGTCTATTGGTTTTGGTATGGACTTGTAATCAATCTTCTTCATTACGTACCTCATGCCAATGGAATGGATTCCCCTTTAACCTTTTGTCTTCCTTGACAAGTTATACCGAACTCACCTGGCTTGCTATACCAAACTCGATGATTCTTGCGCTCAATACGTTGCAGGTTGCTTTCAATCTGTTCGTGGTATTCAGCCAGCACCGTAAGGTCTATCGGATTCAGTGCGCTTTCTACTCGTGGTTTCGGTTTGCGATTCAGCGAGAGAATAGGGCGGTTAACTGGTTTTGCGCTTACCCCAACCAACAGGGGATTTGCTGCTTTCCATTGAGCCTGTTTCTCTGCGCGACGTTCGCGGCGGCGTGTTTGTGCATCCATCTGGATTCTCTTGTCAGTTAGCTTTGGTGGTGTGTGTGAGTCGTAGTCCTGAACGAAAACACCCCCGATTGGCTCATTTGCAGCTAATCCGGATTCGCACTTCCGGCCAATGCTTCGTTTCGTATCACACACCCCAAAGCCTTCTGCTTTGAATGCTGCCCTTCTTCAGGGCTTAATTTTTAAGAGCATCACCTTCATGGTGGTTAGTGCGTCCTGCTGATGGCTAAATAGTACGATTTGTACTTTATTGAGTCAATACAAAATGTTCTAAATATAATTGGTTTTTTATAACGCTTTGTATTTAGTGGGTTTATATTTTGGAAAAAAAAAACCCCGACACTAAGGTCGGGTTATTGTTGTGTGCTTTAGAGTGGTGAGGCTGTTAACTAAATGTCTCTTCAGGCCACTGGCTGGCGATAACTTTCCCTACTACGGAACAGCTATCATTGCATGGAATCATTGGATATTGCGGGTTTAGTGGCTGTAGGAACACCTGACCGCTATCCCTGATCAGTTTCTTGAAGGTAAACTCGTCACCACCAAGTCTGGCTATGCAGAAATCACCTGGCTCAACAGCCTGCTCAGGGTCAACGAGAATTAACATCCCGTCAGGAAAGCTTGGCTTGGATCCTGTTGGCGCGGTCATGGAATTACCTTCAACTTCAAGCCAGAACGCACAATCACTGGCTTTTTTGGTTGTGCTGACCCATCTCTCCGCATCACCTTTGGTAAAGGTTCTAAGCTCAGGCGAGAACATCCCGGCCTGAACATGAGAAAAAACAGGGTACTCATATTGTTTTTTAACGGGGGCAGATGAGTATTCGCCAACAGGTGAAAATGTACCGTCGTGGTTGAATGAGACGTTATCAATACCAAGGTATTTAAACACCACACCAATCTCGTCAAGAGATGGATGACGAGATCCGCGCAACCAGTGACCAATTCCACCCTGCGTCATACCAAGCTCTTCAGCTAACTTCTCTTGAGTTATGCCGAGCTCTTTCATTCTGGATCTAGCCAGTTCATACCATTTCATTTTCATACCCTTATTATTACGCTCTGTACTAAAACCATCCATGCACAAGATGTATTTTTTTGTTTGCATTCTAAAAGTACATATCGTATTATTGTTTCATGGTTACTATGGAGGGCATATGAGCAACCTACGAAAATATCGAGAGTCACTGAATATCTCTCAAACAACACTTGCTAAGGCAGTTGGATGCACACAGGGAGCTATCGGACATTGGGAATCTGGTCGTCGCTTCCCAGACCTTAAAACATGCCGTGCTCTTGTTGAGTGCCTAAACAAGTTAGGCGCAAAAGTCAGTCTTGATGACGTGTTCCCGCCGGAACACAAAGCCGCTTAAGACATTCCCGCTCTTACACATCCCAGCCCTGAAAAAGGGCATCAAATTAAACCACACCTATGGTGTATGCATTTATTTGCATACATTCAATCAATTGTTATCTAAGGAAATACTTACATATGGTTCGTGCAAACAAACGCAACGAGGCTCTACGAATCGAGAGTGCGTTGCTTAACAAAATCGCAATGCTTGGAACTGAGAAGACAGCGGAAGCTGTGGGAGTTGATAAGTCGCAGATCAGCAGGTGGAAGAGAGACTGGATTCCAAAGTTCTCAATGCTGCTTGCTGTTCTTGAATGGGGGGTCGTTGACGACGACATGGCTCGATTGGCGCGACAAGTTGCTGCGATTCTCACCAATAAAAAACGCCCGGCGGCAACCGAGCGTTCTGAACAAATCCAGATGGAGTTCTGAGGTCATTACTGGATCTATCAACAGGAGTCATTATGACAAATACAGCAAAAATACTCAACTTCGGCAGAGGTAACTTTGCCGGACAGGAGCGTAATGTGGCAGATCTCGATGATGGTTACGCCAGACTATCAAATATGCTGCTTGAGGCTTATTCAGGCGCAGATCTGACCAAGCGACAGTTTAAAGTGCTGCTTGCCATTCTGCGTAAAACCTATGGGTGGAATAAACCAATGGACAGAATCACCGATTCTCAACTTAGCGAGATTACAAAGTTACCTGTCAAACGGTGCAATGAAGCCAAGTTAGAACTCGTCAGAATGAATATTATCAAGCAGCAAGGCGGCATGTTTGGACCAAATAAAAACATCTCAGAATGGTGTATCCCTCAAAACGAGGGAAAATCCCCTAAAACGAGGGATAAAACATCCCTCAAATTGGGGGATTGCTATCCCTCAAAACAGGGGAACACAAAAGACACTAATACAAAAGAAAAAAGAAAAGATTATTCGTCCGAGAATTCTGGCGAATCCTCTGACCAGCCAGAAAACGATCTTTCTGTGGTTAAACCGGATGCTGCAATTCAGAGCGGCAGCAGGTGGGGGACAGCAGAAGACCTGACCGCCGCAGAGTGGATGTTTGACATGGTGAAGACTATCGCGCCATCAGCCAGAAAACCGAATTTTGCAGGGTGGGCTAACGATATCCGCCTGATGCGTGAACGTGACGGACGTAACCACCGCGATATGTGTGTGCTGTTCCGCTGGGCCTGCCAGGACAACTTCTGGTCCGGTAATGTGCTGAGCCCGGCCAAACTCCGCGACAAGTGGACCCAGCTCGAAATCAACCGTAACAAGCAACAGGCAGTAGTGACAGCCAGCAAACCAAAACTCGACTTGACAAACACAGACTGGATTTACGGGGTGGATTTATGAAAAACATCGCCGCACAGATGGTTAACTTTGACCGTGAGCAGATGCGTCGGATCGCCAACAACATGCCGGAACAGTACGACGAAAAGCCTCAGGTACAGCAGGTAGCGCAGATCATCAACGGTGTGTTCAGCCAGTTACTGGCAACTTTCCCGGCGAGCCTGGCTAACCGTGACCAGAACGAACTGAACGAAATCCGCCGCCAGTGGGTTCTGGCTTTCCGGGAAAACGGGATCACCACAATGGAACAGGTTAACGCAGGAATGCGCGTAGCCCGTCGGCAGAATCGACCATTTCTGCCATCACCCGGGCAGTTTGTTGCATGGTGCCGGGAAGAAGCATCCGTTATCGCCGGACTGCCAAACGCCAGCGAGCTGGTTGATATGGTTTACGAGTATTGCCGGAAGCGTGGCCTGTATCCAGATGCAGAGTCTTATCCGTGGAAATCAAACGCGCACTACTGGCTGGTTACCAACCTGTACCAGAACATGCGGGCCAATGCGCTGACTGACGCGGAATTACGGCGTAAGGCTGCCGATGAGCTGACCTGTATGACAGCGCGAATTAACTGTGGTGAGACTATACCTGAACCAGTAAAACAACTTCCTGTCATGGGCGGCAGACCTCTAAATCGAGCACAGGCTCTGGCGAAGATCGCAGAAATTAAAGCTAAGTTCGGACTGAAAGGAGCAAGTGTATGACGGGCAAAGAGGCAATTATTCATTACCTCGGAACGCATAAGAGCTTCTGTGCACAGGACGTTTCCGCGCTAACAGGCGCAACAGTAACCAGCATAAATCAGGCCGCGGCTAAAATGGCACGGGCAGGTCTTCTGGTTATCGAAGGTAAGGTCTGGCGAACGGTGTATTACCGGTTCGCTACCAGAGAAGAACGGGAAGGAAAGGTGAGCACGAACCTGATTTTTAAGGAGTGTCGCCAGAGTGCCGCGATGAAACGGGTATTGGCGGTATATGGAGTTAAAAGATGACCATCTACATCACTGAGCTAATAACAGGCCTGCTGGTAATCGCAGGCCTTTTTATTTGGGGGAGAGGGAAGTCATGAAAAAACTAACCTTTGAAATTCGATCTCCAGCACATCAGCAAAACGCTATTCACGCGGTACAGCAAATTCTTCCAGACCCAACCAAACCAATCGTAGTAACCATTCAGGAACGCAACCGCAGCTTAGACCAGAATCGAAAGCTTTGGGCTTGCCTTGGTGACGTCTCTCGTCAGGTTGAATGGCATGGTCGCTGGCTGGATGCAGAAAGCTGGAAGTGCGTTTTTACAGCAGCATTAAAGCAGCAGGACGTTGTTCCTAACCTTGCCGGGAATGGCTTTGTGGTAATAGGCCAGTCAACCAGCAGGATGCGTGTAAGCGAATTTGCGGAGCTATTAGAGCTTATACAGGCATTCGGTACAGAGCGTGGCGTTAAGTGGTCAGACGAAGCGCGACTGGCTCTCGAATGGAAAGCGCGATGGGGAGATCGGGCTGCATGACTATCAAATCAAATACGCCATCACACGACAAGGACTGCTGGCAAACGCCGCTCTGGCTTTTTGATGCACTGGATATTGAGTTTGGATTCTGGCTGGATTCGGCAGCGAGCGACAAAAATGCTCTGTGCGCTCACTGGCTAACTGAGGCTGACGACGCGCTAAATTCTGAGTGGATAAGCCACGGTGCAATCTGGAATAACCCACCGTACAGCAATATCAGGCCGTGGGTGGAAAAAGCCGCTGAGCAGTGCATACAACAACGACAGACGGTAGTGATGCTTGTGCCAGAGGATATGTCTGTCGGATGGTTCAGCAAGGCTCTGGAGAGTGTCGACGAAGTTCGCATTATCACTGATGGACGGATTAATTTTATCGAACCATCGACAGGGCTGGAGAAGAAGGGAAACAGCAAAGGCTCCATGCTGCTGATTTGGCGACCGTTCATCAGTCCTCGACGGATGTTTACTACCGTATCCAAAGCGGCATTGATGGCGATCGGGCAGGGCGTCAGGAGGGCGGCATGAGGCGACAACGACGAAGTATCACCGACATCATCTGCGAAAACTGCAAATACCTTCCAACGAAACGCTCCAGAAATAAACGCAAGCCAATCCCAAAAGAATCTGACGTAAAAACCTTCAATTACACGGCTCACCTGTGGGATATCCGGTGGCTAAGACATCGTGCGAGGAAATGACAATGGATTATTCACAGTTAAGTGATTTTGAAATTAACAAGCGAGTATTTAAAGCGATAGTTGGGGCAAAACCATTAGGTTATCCGCACAACGCAGATGGACGGTCTGTTGGCAATGAAGCAAATGGTAATTATCGATGGTACGACTACTGCAATAACCCAGCAGACGCATGGCCGATTATCACTGAAAACAACATCAGCATAATTTTAGACAATCCCTCAATGCCGTGCGCCACAGACAACGCAAGGGACTTGTTTGATGATGCCGGACCGAATGTTGGTGTCGCATATGACAATCCACTCCGTGCCGCCATGATTGTCTTTCTCATGATGCGGAGAATCCAATAATGCTTAGCCCATCCCAAACCCTTCAATACCAGAAAGAAAGCGTCGAGCGAGCTTTAACGTGCGCTAACTGCGGTCAGAAGCTGCATGTGCTGGAAGTTCACGTGTGCTCCGATTGCTGCGCAGAGCTGATGAGCGATCCGAATAGCTCAATGTACGAGGAAGAAGACGATGA